GCCGAAGCCTCAACCGTTGGGGTTACTTCAGACATGGTTTCCTCCTCAGGAATGTCTAGGGGTTGGGGTTCGACAACTTCATCCTCGGTTGGAAACGCCCGTATATGGGTACGAGAGTTATGGGCCTCTCATCGCAGAGTGTGCACGGGTTCATCAGGGTCGAGAGCTTTTCCCGTGGCAGGTAAACGTGTTGACCGGTGCTTTTGAGCATGATGACGAAGGTTTGTTTACTCATTCTTCCGCTATGGCGTTTTGTGCGCGGCAACAGGGTAAGACATATTTATTATCCAGCGTTGTAATTTTTGCTTTGCTTGAGTTGCCCAAGATTTGGGGTCGCCCCGTCAAGATTGTTTCTACGGCTCACGAACTGGCGTTGGCAACTGAAGTCTTTGAGGACTTGCGTGACATCTTCGAGCTGTGGGAAGAGTCAGGGCTGTGCAAAGTGACGTGGGCGTACGGCAGGCACCGCGTCAAAATGGTCGACGGCTCTGAGTATTTGGTCAAAGCTGCAACAGGTAAGAAACACGGCATCAGTGGTGTGGACATTCTGATCGTGGACGAACTTTGGGCCATCACGGAGGCTGCATATTTTGGGGCGTTGAAGCCTGCCCAGATTGCGGTGAAGTCAGGTCTGTCGCTCCTGGTATCCACCGCTGGCGATGAGTCTTCGACGGTGATGAAGAAACTTCGTGAGCAGGCAATCGGACAGATTGACAAGGGTGAGCCGGGCGAGTTGTACATGGCGGAGTGGTCTGTGCCCGAGTCCGTGTCCCCTGATGACGAGCGCTATTGGGGGTACGCCAATCCGAGCATGCCAAGAACGGTGACCCTGAAGAGTCTTCGAGCTGCACACGCCTCCCCTGATCGTTCCCAGTGGCTTCGCGCGCATTGCAACATGTGGGTCTCTGCTGCATCGTCTTGGTTGCCACCGGGTCAATGGGCGAAACGGTTTACGGAGAACTCCGAGTGGGACGGCACAACTTCGGTGCTCGCTGTGGACAGTGCTGTTGATGACAGTAAGTACGTGGGCGTGTGGTGTCGCAAAAACACCGACGGAGACATTGTTGCCAGCGTTGAGTTCCAGACCGAGTCCATTGCTGAAATGTGGGAGCAGATCACAGCGTCGTTGGAGCGTGAACCGAAAACGCAGCTGGCGATTACGCCCAGCCTGTTTATTCACACCCCAGAGAAGTTTCAGCGTCGAACGGTGCAGTGGGGCTACGGCGAAATCAACAAATACACGTCCACCGTCAAGGGTCTCATCAACGAGAACCGCGTGAAGCACACAGGCGAGATTCTGTTAGCGGAGCATGTAAACAGGGCAGTACTGATCCGCGGGCAGGGCGGAGCGCTCAGCATCTCAAGCCAGCGTTCACCCGGGCCTATCGAGGCGTGCCGTTGTCTCATCGTTGCTGCAGCCATGGTGTCTCGTCCGGGTGGCGGAAATAAACCTTCAATGGGTTCGTCAAGATAGTTGCATTTGCAACAATCGTGTGTAAGACTCCGAGTGGATGGGTATTTTCTCACGCAAAGTTGATACGGCTGCTTTCGCCTCTGCACCTGTGCAGGCGGCTGCTGGCGCTTCGTATGTAAACAATTTCATTACCTATCAGACCGGGTCAGATGAGGTACGTGCTTTAAGCAATCCGACGATTTCACGCTCGCGCGATTTGCTCGCCGGCATCATCGGCTCGGTGGGTCTTAAGCATTATTCGAAGCAGTGGAACGGCGAGGATTACGACGAGGTTTATCTGCCTCTTGAGCCTTGGATGGAAACCCCTGATCCAAAGGTGACGCGCTCGTTCTTCTTTGTAAACCTGTTTTCGGACATGTTCTTTTACGGCATTGCTTACGCATACATAACAAGCCGTTACTCAACAGGTTTACCCGCTTCGTTTACATGGCTCCCAGCTGCAAACATGTCGAGCACTCAACAGACTGGTATCCCGCAGTTCTTCGGGCCATCGGATCAACTCATGTTCAACGGGCAGGAATTAAATGTCGCCGACGTCGTACAGGTGCTATCGCCCATCGAAGGCATCTTGAAAACTGGCGCTCGCGCAATTAACACATCGCTCTACTTGGATGCCGCAGCCGACAAGATGGCTAGCCTTGAAACGATGCCGGGCTGGCTCCAGCAAATTGACGGCGAAGACATGTCAGGCGACGACCTTGGTTCACTCGCCTCGGCTTGGGCGTTAGCGCGCAAACAGAACCAAATTGGGGCCCTCTCAAGACAAATCGAATTTCGAGAATTCCGCAACAATCCGCTGGAAGTCATCGGCGAACAGCGCAAGTACCAAAGTCTTGAAATGGCACGTCTGTGCAACATCCCCGCTTACATGGTGAGCGCCCCACAAGAGGGTGCTTCCATGACCTACCAGAACGCTGAGCAGGCACGTCAAGACTTGTATCTGTTTGGCGCTCGCATCTACATGGACGCCATTGAACAGACATTTTCAAGCGCTCAGGTTCTTCCGCGTAACCGTTATGTCGAGTTTGACATTGAGGACTACATCGGATCCGAAGACAAGTCGCCTGATGGCATGCCCAACAATGAAACAGATGAGGAACTATGAAGATTGAGTTTGTAGCCGTGCCTGTCACGCTGGATGCTGCAGCAGGAGAGGACAGCCCCCGCACAATCACGGGTGTGGCTGTACCTTGGGACACGCCTGCTGTGGTATCTGGCGGACAGAAGGTGCAGTTTTCCCGTGGCGCTTTTGACGTAAATCAGAAGCCTGCAAAGTTGCTTGAAGGTCACGACATGAACCAACTCATCGGCACTGTGCCCGAGTTGGCAGACACCGAAGACGGCCTGATGTTCGTTGCCAAATTTGCAAAGACGACCCGTGCAGACCAAGCGATTGAGTTAGTTAAGGCAACTGCCTATGACTCAGTAAGTGTTGGTGCAGTCCCAGAAAAGTTCAAGTACAAGGGCGACACAATGATTGTCTCCAAGGCAACTCTTCTTGAGTTGTCACTTGTTGCTATCCCAGCATTTTCCGATGCTGTGATTACAGAAATCGCTGCTTCTCAACCTGAAGAGGAAGAAGTTGTCGAACCCCAACCCCTAGACATTCCTGAGGAGGAAACCATGTCTGAAGTAACCCCAACGGTTGAGGCTTCGGCTGAAATCGTTCCAACCGCTCCACTTTTTGCAGCTGCAAAGCGTGAAGCAGTCTTGCCAACCGCTGCCGAGTACATCGCTGCAGCAATCGCCGGTGGCGATCAGTGGCGCGACATGTCCGCAGCACTTAAGGCCGCCGCTCCAGATGTGACGACTTCTGATTCTGCAGGCATCTTGCCATTGCCAATTGTGCAACCTGTCTATAATAATTTCCGCGGCTATCGCCCGGTTGTAGACGCAGTTGGCGTTAAGCAGGCACCACGCAGTGGCAAGGTGTTCATTCGCCCTGAGGTCACAACTCATGTGAGCCAGGCGGTGCAGAGCGCAGAGAACGCAGCACTTCAGTCCGGAACATTTGTTGTTTCTGAAAACCAAGTAACAAAGTCAACCTACGGTGGCTATGTAAACATCTCGATGCAAGACCTCGAGTGGACAGACCCAGCAATCCTCAGCCTTATCCTTGACGACATGGCTCGCATCTACGCGAACACCACCGACAACGTTGCAGCTGATGCACTTCTTGCAGGTCAGACACAGACAGCAGTGTTGACAGATCCAACCTCACCATCTGAGTGGGTTTCTGACATCTACACCGCAGCGTCAACAATCTTGACCAACTCAAACGGCAACCTTCCAACCCATCTTTTCCTTGCGCCAAACATGTATGCAGCGCTCGGAAAATTGGTTGACACCGCCGGTCGTCCATTGTTCCCAGAAGTTGGCCCAATGAACGCAATGGGCACAGCATCTGCATCATCTTTTGCGGGTCGCGCTTTCGGTCTTATCACCGTCGTTGACCGCAACTTCGCAACCGACACCTGCATCGTGGGTGACCCAAGCGGTTTCGAAGTGTTCGAAGATGCACGCGGAGCCTTGAGCCTCGAGTCACCATCAACCTTGTCACGCGTCCTCTCTTGGAGCGGCACGTTCGCAACTTTGATGATTGACCCAACGAAGTTCGTTTCGCTCACATAATCAACCGGGTAGTTAGGGAAGGGTCTGCATGTCTGTAAACACAATCATCTACGCAGCACGTGTAGACAACTTTGCAGCTGTGCAGACCCTCACCCTTGCCCCCGTCCAGCCCGGTGACTCAGTCACCATCGCTGGAGTGACGGACACGACGTTTAACACCACAGCAACCGTCTTTTCCATTGAGGCCTATGAACTGGTTTCGGTGGATGAGTACGGTGTGTTGGAGTTCAACTACGACAACCCAAAACCGAATCAGATCATCTATGCAAACACGGGTAGCACTGTTGTTTACGACACTGCTGTTGGCACAGTTACCTATACGGTTTCGCCTGCGTGGACTACTTCGGCTTTGGTGTTGTCGTGGCTGGGTATCGATGTGGCTACGGCTAACGACACAGCCTTCGTGACGAAGTGTGTAAACGCCAGCAATGCTTGGTGTTTTCGTAAGCGTCGTGAGGCTGGCTACACCGACTCTGCATCCACAGTGCCTAGCGCTGATGTCGAGTTAGGTGCAACCATGTATGCAGCAACGCTTTACCGTGAACGCGGAACATCTGGCGACTCATACGGTGGCTTCGACGGAATGGGCAACCTGCCTATGCCAGTCACCCTTCACCGCATTATGCAGCTGCTTGGCTGTGGCAGGGCGCAGGTCGCATGAGCGCCTCAGGCATCCTCTACGAGGCTGTAAACGCCGTCAAGACCCAACTCACCACACTTGGTCTTGTGCCCATCACAGACCCCCGTAACGCCCGTCCTTTGTCAGTTCTGATCCAACTTCCAACAGCGACGGCGCTCACCTACAACGTGGGCGATATTCGTTTGACCATCAGCGTTCTTGCACCGCCACCGGGCAACCAAGACGCAGGCGACTATCTCATGACTGTCGCCGACCAAATTATGAACTCACCAATCGCGGTCACGGACTTGCGTCCGGGCCTCGTATCCGTAGGAGGGCAAGACCTGCCTTCTTATGACTTAACCGTTGCCGTAGCCGTACGGCGCAACTAAAAGGAGCCCACAATGGCTACAACGACATTCCTGTCAAACGCAACAATCAACTTGACGCAGGGCGCAACAACCACCGACCTGTCAGATCAGGCAAACCAGTGCACAATCACAATCGGCAGCGACTCTCTCGAAGTCACCGCTTTTGGCGACACGGGACACAAGTTCGCACCGGGTCTCCAGTCCGTTGACGTGTCCATCACATTTTTCCTCAGCTATGGAGCCACCGAAGTCGAGGCCATCCTTGCTTCTTGCGTGGGTCTTGGAACCACGACACTTGTCATCTCGCCTAGCGGAACGACAGAGTCGGCCTCTAACCCTGAGTACACCATTGCTAACTGCATGCTTGCTGACTTCACGCCAATCAACTCAACCGTGGGAGAAATCGCCACAGTGACCGCCAACTTTGTCGGTGGCACTTGGGTGCGAGACGTCACCGCCCCGTAAACCCGTAAACACATAGAGGAGAACCTATGAAAATCACACTCAACGTTGAAGAGAAAGACGGCCTCACCTATCAGGTGACCACCAACCTCTTCTCCATCGTGGCACTAGAGCGCAAGTTCAAGATCCGAGCATCTGATCTTGCCTCTGGTGTCGCCATGGAACACCTCGCGTTCCTCGCCTTTGAAGGTGCGAAGCAAGAAGGCTTCACAGTGCCAGCTGTGTTTGATGACTACATCAAGCGCCTGGTGTCTGTTGATGTCGTGGAGGACGACGGCGCAAACCCTATCCGCGAGGCAGTTACCTCAGAACCCTCTGCGAGTTAGTCGTCGAGACAGGTTTCTGGCCTCCGCAAATCCCATTTGACATACAAGAGCTGCACACCATTGCAGACGTGCTGAGAATAAACGCGAAGGAGGCGAGACGATGAGTGTAAACATGACCACAGAGGTTGCAGGCATCAACGAAGCCATCCGAAGCCTTAACAAGATTGAGCCGGGCTTGCGTAAAGAGTTCAACAACGAAGCTCGTGTCATTGCTCAGCCTGCTACTAACGCTGTAAAAAACGCTTACCAGTTTGTTCCGCTTTCGGGTATGGAGCGCAAGTGGGCAGGCCCAGCTGTAAAAGGTCGCAAGGTTTTTCCGTTTACAGTCGCCAAGGCAAAGCGTGGCGTTGACGTCACCTTCAATACTGATCGCCGTTCTCTTGGTGTTATCAACATTGTGCAGCGTGACGCTGGTACTGCCATTTTTGAGACCGCTGGACGCAAAAACCCTAACCCTTTGGGCGATTCGCTAGGCCCTATTCAGCCTGGACGCACTCGACTTATTGGGCCTGTTGTTTACAGCAAGCGCCGTGAGATTGAGGACGGCATCCGCCAGTTAGCACTCAAAATCGTTAACCGTGTAAACAAGGATTTCCGCTAATGCTTTCTATCCCCATTGTTTCGTCCTTCGATAACAAGGGCATCAAGAGCGCCATCCGCGAGTTTAAGCAGCTCGAGACCACGGGGCAGAAGGCCCAGTTCGCATTGAAGAAGGCTGCTATCCCTGCTGCTGCTGCGTTTACCGCTGTTGCTGCTGGAATCTTTGACGCCACGAAGGCAGCGATGCAAGACCAAGCAGCGCAGAAGGCTCTTGCTCGTCAGATTCAACGATCCACTAAGGCAACGGATGCACAGATTGCAGCCAATGAGGAGTGGATTTCCCAACAGGGTCAGTTGCTTGGTGTTACCGATGATGAGCTTCGCCCGGCGCTCGCTGGTCTAGTTCGAGTTACAAAGTCAATTCCTGCTGCTCAAAAGGCTGCATCCTTGGCAATGAACATTGCAGCAGCTAAGGGTACGAGTCTTGAAAGTGTCACGAAGAGTCTTGAGAAGGCGTACGGCGGAAACCTTGGAGCGCTTAAAAAAATTGCGCCTGAGTTGAAGACCCTCATTGATAGTGGCGCTACTGCTGAGCAGGTGTTTGAGGCTCTGAACAAGAAGTTCGGTGGCGAGGCTGCAGCTGCTGCAGAAACAACCGAAGGCAAGTTTAAACGTCTCAAAATTGCGTTTGATGAAACTAAGGAGTCAGTCGGGACAGGGTTGCTCCCAATTATTGAAGGCGCTCTTCCGTATCTTCAATCGTTTGCCAAATGGGCACAAGACAACCCCAAGACATTCACACAAATTGCTGCAGCCATTGGTTTGATTACTGGCGCAATGGTTCTGCTGAATGCTGCTATGGCTGCCAACCCGATTGTGTTGGCCGTGGGCGCTGCAGCTGTCGCTGCGTTTGCGGTGGCGAAGTTAACCCCTAAAGCAGTTAGTGGCGTCAAAAACGCTGCATCTTCATTTGCGTCTAATTTTGACGCTAAGAGCAGTTCGGTTTATCAATCCAACAACCTCATCCCTTACGACAGCATGCGTACCTTGACCCCATCAACTGCTGCCAACCGTGGCGTAATGGTTCAGGTAAACACTGGTGTAGGTGATCCGATTGCAATCGGTAAACAAGTCAACGACGTCCTTGAAGCCTATTTGGGTCGACGTTCAGGCAAGAAAGGTAAGTAATGCCTTTCCCTACGCCGAAGGTTGAGATTGCGTTCAACGATGGGCCTTATGTTGCCAGCCCTACTTGGACGGATGTTACGACCTATGTGCGCGCTGCTTCGATTGACCGTGGACGCTCGGACGACTGGAGCGACTTCTACGGTGCAGCGTCCGTAACGCTTGACAACCGTACGCGCCTATTCGACCCGTTTTACACGTCAGGCACTTACTACGGCAAACTGCTCCCCCGCCGTCAGATACGCATCACGGCTACCTATGGCGCTACTTCGTACCCGGTGTTTCGTGGCTACATCAACGGATGGCCTCCAACGTGGACAAACGCAGGCAAGGACTCGACTGTCACTTTGTCGTGTATGGATGCGCTTGGGCTTTTAGCCTCTGAGACGCTCCCAGCGGACTGGAGCCGTAACTACATCCTCAGCACCAGCCCACGGCATTACTACCCCTGCGATGACCCTGTAGGGCCGTATACGGCTAACCAGACGCTGACCGATTTGGGTTCTGTTCCGTTGAACATGACCACAACGACAGCTGCATCTAACGGTGACCAGTTGGCTGTCGGTCTTGTAAACCGAAGCATTACAGGTACAGGCTCGGACGCTGCAAACTCTGCCTATGGCGCTGTGAATTCAAGCCCGGGCAGTTTCTCTGTTTCCTGCTGGGCTATTCCTGATGCTCAAGGCACCTACTCACAGTTCTTGCATGGTTTTGTTTACAACCACGGTTTTTATTTTTCTTACGAAAACTCAACTGGCAAGTTCCGCATTGAAGTCACCGAGCCATCTTTCGGCAACTCGAAGGTCGCTACGACAACCCTTTCAGGTTGGGACTCTGGCACCCCTCGAATGTTGTCGTTTACATGGAACAGCAGTACACGCACGATTGCGTTTTACATTGACGGACTTTCAATTGCGACAACGACCGCAAACAACGCTGGTGTTTATGTTCCGTTTAATGAACTTGTAAACATCAGCACAGGATCCGTACAGCAGGTCATTATCTGGGATGGTGTGCAAACACAGGCTGTGTTGCAAGACATTTACAAATACTCCACGGTGAATCTGCCCGAAACGACAGCTGCACGGTTTACACGTTTGATTGCTGAAACCGCTTTTCCTGCGTCGCTGACTAGTGGGCCTTCTGCGCCTGCTTCGTCCGTTTTGGACATTACTGATGACGCTCCGAAGTTGGCGGGTGAGTTGCAGAGGGTTGCCGACTCTGAGTACGCGCCTCTTTTCGTTGACCGTTCAGGTGTGGTGACGTTGTACTACCAGAACCAAATCCGCACACAGACCCGCTCCATTGTTTCGCAGGGCACTTACGGCACGGGTGGCTACAGCATCGGGCAGGATGTCTCGATTGCGTATGACGGCGATTCAATGCGTAACGAAGCCAATGTGACAATGAGCGGTGGCGGTGTTTACATTGGCAAGAACACGACGTCTGTGACGGCGTACGGTGCAGCTCAAGAGTCCATTGACACCCAGGTGTCTACGCTTGCCGACGCTACGGACATTGGCAACATTGTGAAGGGTTGGGGCGGTCAGGTTTACCCGAAGGCTGATCCGTTTGAGGTGGTGTTGTCTCCGTCTGCGGATTGGAGCAACGCTTTAGGCCGTGAACTTAACGATCGCATCACCTTGGTGGTTTCTCCGCCGACGGGTAACGCCATTACGACGCCAATGCTGTTGTCCCGTATCAGTCACTCGGTTGTGCCGGGTGAGTGGCGTACCTCGTTTGAGGGTTCTGCTCGTTGGGCTGCAGTGTTTATTCTTAACCAATCCACCTTGGGTGGGACTGACCTTTTAGGATGACTTTATGACTTACCCTGTTTTTGCTACTGGTGACGTGCTTCCAGCGTCGGATATGAATGCGATTGGTTTGTGGCTTGTAAAGTCGCAGGCCGTTGGCACGGCTGTTTCAAGCGTGACCGTGACAGGCGCGTTTTCTAGTTCCTTCGACAACTACAAAATCACCTTTGCTGGTGGTGTCGGCTCAACAGTGGCTGACATCAAATTAACTCTTGGTTCAACAACAACTGGTTATTACGGCGCACTCAACTATGGCGTTTACAACGCAAACACTCCACTATCGGCTGGACAAAACAACACAAACGGTTATGCATACGCAGGGTCAATGGATAGCACTTATGCCATAGCAAATTTTGAGTTGCTCAATCCAAATCTTGCCAAGCCGACAATTGGACACGGCCCATTCCCCGGCACATTGTCCATCGGTTATTTCGGTTTTAAGGAAGCAAGCACCACACAACACACTGCGTTTACTTTGACCACGTCAACGGGAACGCTCACCGGTGGCACCATCAGCGTTTACGGATACCGAAAGTAGAACCATGACCGAAGAAAAAAAGCCTTTACTCATCCAAGTAGATGATGAAATCCGAGAGATGACACCCGAGGAGATTGCAGCACATGAAGCGCTTATCGCTGACACTCCTACTCTGCCTAGCGCTGAGTAGCTGTGGCTGGCAAGGTGGCTACCGCTACCCCTGCCAAGACCCCGCCAACTGGGAAACCATCGAATGCAACCCACCACTCTGCAACGCCTCAGACACCTGCACCACAGACCTCTTGCCAAAGGAGATGACCGATGCCCCCGTCACTACGACAACACCCTGAGAAGCGCCACACCCCCGAAGAAATACACGCTCGACTCATCTTCATCATCGGATGCACCCTCGCCGTTGTCTTCGCCTGCTCAGTCATGGTCATGCTCTACGCCCTCGTATTCGTCACCCAGCCGATCAACAAGCAAGCCCCCAATGACGCCGCTTTCATTGACCTCGTCTCCACCCTCTGCGTCTTCATGACGGGCTCCCTCGCAGGTGTCCTCTCAGCCAACGGCCTCAAATCAAAACCAAAGGAACCAACCAATGAAGCGCCTTAAAGCCCTCATCAAAACCCTCATTCGCTACGAAAAGAAAGCGGAAGAAATCACCGGCAAAGACATTGACAAATTGGTTGCAGACCGTATTAAGAAAGAGCTGCAATGAACTCCCAAGCCTTCACCGTGGGCACCACCGCTATTCGTCTTGTAGCATCCAGCGTCAACGCCCGTCAAATCAGTGTTCACCCATCAGGAAACGGCACCGTTTATCTTGGTGGCTCCACAGTCACAACTGCTACAGGCATGCTCACCGAAAAAGCCGCAGTTCCCTTCACGTTTACACTTCCTGCCACTAATGAATTGTGGGCAATTGCCGCCAGCGGAACCGTTGACGTGCGCGTGATGATTCCATCGAACATGAGTGGCGTTTAATGGCTCGTAAGTATCCCTTTTACCCCGCTTGGGACGGCAAAAAGGCAAGCCCCGTCACCGAGAAACTGATGGACTTATGCAAACGCCGTTGGGGGTTCTCAAACCTCGGCATCTATGCAAACCGCCAAATGCGTGGCTCCAACAATCTCTCAGTTCACGCCACAGGGTTCGCTGTAGACATTGGCTACGGAACGTCCTCAGAGGGTCGTGAGAAGGCGGTACAGGCATGGGATTGGTTCTTGGCTAACTCGGCTGCACTCCGCATTTGTGAGGTGCATGACTACGCATTCGGCAAGTGGGGACGGGGCTACCGATGCTCTCGTGGCGAAGGCACAAAAGGCGTGAAGGTGTTCACCGCCACCGACAACGCAGGCACACCCGGCGGACGCTGGCTGCATATCGAAGTGTCTAACGATTGGGAATCCGCCGAGGCTTTTGAAGCTGCATGGCGGGCACTCCCGAAGCCATAAGGACGTGGCTGGCGCTTGGTTTCGCCAGTCGCTAGGAGGGGCTAGGTGGTTCTCCATTGCGCCTAGCCTCTCCGCCCCCCAATGCTTGACTTGTGTTTACACAAAGGGCATAATGTTTACACGGGTAACCAAGTACCCCAAAACAAAGGAGAAAACCATGTGGGACGAACTACCACTATTCCGAAACACCGACCCCGAGACATCCGCAATGGGTGCTCAGGATGTCAAGCCCCGCAGGCAGACACAAGCCCTGCGTCTGCTTGCTGAGTACGCCCACCGTGATGGCCTCACCGACGAAGAAGCCGCACTCTTTGCCGGACTCATTAAGACGGGCTACTGGAAGCGCTGTAGCGACCTCCGCACCGCAGGGTTCATAATCCCTACGGGCGAGACCCGTATCGGCTCACAAGGCTCCCTGATGCGTGTCTGTGCCATCACAGAAGAAGGCTTAGAGATGGCAGGGCTCAAGTGATGGGTTACTTCATTGGACTCCCACTAGGGTTATTCTTCGGCGCACTCATCTACGGCATGTGGAACGCCTGCGACATAGAAGGCGAATACAAAGAACCGCCGTACGACTGGAATCAGGCTGACCCTGATCTGTGGCTCATCGAGCCTGTCCTATTCACCAAACAAAGTAGAGAAGATTGAAACGTGTTTTACTGTGCTCACTCGCACTACTCGCCCTATCTGTCCCGTCCCCAGCATCAGCTGCACCCTCGTGGAAGTGTCCACAGTGGCACACCATGCTCCGTAAACACGGGCTACCCGTGGAGGTCTTCGACCACATCATGTGGCGCGAGTCCCGATGCAATCCACACGCAGTCAGCGGTCTTAACGGTGACGGCTCGAGAGACTCCGGGCTTCTTCAAGTCAATAGCAGCTGGCGTACGCTTACTGCTCGGACGTGTAAACGCCCAGCGCGTCAGGTCATCAAAAGCCTGACAGACCCATCGTGCAACCTGAAGGTCGCTCGCATCTTGTGGGCGGACGGTAAGGGTGCATCAAACTGGCGAGTATCGTCAGGCAAGTAAACATCAAGGAGAAATGATGAAAAACAAGACCAAGGTCGTCGCCCTGCGACTAACCGACAACGAATACAACGGTTTGCAACTGTTGCGTAAACAACACGGCGGTCATTCCGTCGGTTACATCCTGCGTAAACAACTTGCAGAGCTGCTTAGCGATGCGGTGAACGCAGACAAGAAAGAAACCAAGCGTCTCGAAGCCAAGGCCAAGCGTGACGCAAAGAAAGCAGCAGATAATGGCGCTAAGTGACGAACAACTAGCCCAGCGTTTACGCAACCTTGCCACCGACGCAGAACTATCTGGCAACTACGTCGCACACAAATGGCTCAGCGAAGCAGCTGCTCGACTCATGGAACTAGCGTCAGCCTGGCACCCCAGCATGGGCGTCTCAGACGGCGTCACCATCGGTGGCTGGGAATCACCCCACCACCAAGCCTTCATGCGCGTAGTCGACGACATCATGGGGTTTGACCATGGCTGATGACATTGTGACCCGACTGGCGTACTTGTGTTCTGACCACATACTTGACGGATACGAAACTGAACAGGAATGGTTGTTAGAAGCAATTAGCGAAATACGGTTCTTGCGTCAACAAGTTGAACTGTGGAAACGACTGGGAACTATTGAACCTTTTATGAAGGCATACGCAAAGGCAAGGTGGAAAAATGACTAAAGATAAACATGGCAAGCAACCAACCTCATATCCAATATGAAGAACTGCTTGACTGGATGGGAGACAAGTAATGGGTTTCAACCTTGACGACTACGAACCAGTAGCAGTACGACACTCACGCTGGCTCGAGAAACACCCCAACGGGCGCACCATCACACACATGGTCTCGACACCCGGTGCTGACATCTGTGTGATCCGAGCAGAGCTGTGGCTCGAAGATGTGTGCATTGCTACGGGCTACGCCGAAGAAATCCGTGGCGCTGGGAATGTAAACCGCACAAGCCACGTTGAGAACTGTGAAACCTCTGCTGTGGGTCGTGCATTGGCTAACGCTGGCATGGCTGGCACCGATGTAAACAAACGCCCTAGCCGTGAAGAGATGACGAAGGTGCAGAACACCAAGCCAAAGATGCGCATCACCCAAGCCCCTAGTGCAATGGCAGACGCCAACGGTGTGACCATCAAAGGTAACCAATACGGCGACATCCCCGACTGGCTTGTTCTCGAAGCGGCTCAAGCAGGCGTGACGCAAGTATGGGATAACCGCGACAAGGTCGCAGGCACCAAGCGTCCTTGGTTTAAGGATGTAAACGGAGACAAAGCGTTCTGGCCACCACGGGGCACACCCGACCCGGTCATTGCCACTGGCGCAGACGATAAGGCTGACGACGGACTAGAGGAGCCATTCTGATGGACAACGGAACAATGAAGGACTACGTCGACGACCTCATCCTGAAGGTCAACACCCTTGAAGGACAGTTCCGAACACTTGAAGCAATCATTAAGCAGCTGCAAGAACAACGCGACCTCTACCTTGACATGTGGCTCAAAGCGGAGGCAAAACTCCGTGATTGAGTTCATTTACTTTCTGAGCCACAGTTTCCTCATGATGACCCTCGGAGCATGGCTGGCGAAACGTCATGTCTAGAGCGCTCTATTGTCCGTTTCCGACGTGCAAAAACGAAACCAGTGGCTACTGCACAATGCACCGCCAACTACTCCCCGCCATTGAAAGCGTCGTACAACACAACGACCCCGAAGGCATCCTTTCCTTCTCTGTAAACATCTCAAACCTTCAGCCGATGATCCGAATGATGGAAGAACAATGGAACGGTTTACGCCGACTCGAGCGAGAGCTGCGCCACTACGAAACAGAAATGGCGAGGCTCGAAGGTGGCAGGTGACATTAACGCCTCGGAGCGCATCTTTCAGAGCAAGATTGAACAGATAGCGAGCATGAACGGCTGGCTCATTCACCACATCTCACCGCATCAAGTACGTCCGGGTGTGTGGCGCTCCGACTCGACAGGCTTCCCCGATCTAGTACTGGCACATCGTGAGCGTGGCCTCATCTTCGCTGAGTTAAAGCTCGAGACAGGCAAACTCACACCCATGCAAGTTGTCTGGGCAAACGCGGTCAGCCCCCACGCCGAACACTACGTCTGGCGACCCTCACAACTCGAGATGATTGCAGAGCGCCTAGGGCGCAAGTCATGAGGTTTGCATACGCAGACCCTCCGTATTACGGACAAGGTAAACGGCTATATGGCGACCTACATCCTGAAGCACACGTATGGGATCAGAAACAAAGCCATCTAGACCTAATCACACGGCTTGACACAGAGTACGACGGCTGGGCGATGAGCTGTAACTCCGCCGACTTGCACTGGATACTTAACGGCAGAGACGACATCAGAGTGTGCGTTTGGGCTAAAACCTTTCACCAAATAAAGCCGTTAGCGTCTGTTCAATACGCTTGGGAACCAGTTCTGATATGCAACGCTCGCAAAGTTAAGAACAGAAAGCCAATGGTTAGGGACTGGATGGCATGCGCCCGAGCTATGCGTAAAGGGCTAGTCGGGGCAAAACCTGACGCATTCAACGTATGGGTCTTGGACTTGTTGGGCTTTGACCCAGCGCAAGACACCATTACAGAACTATTTGTCGGCACAAATGGTATGGAACGCATTACACAAACCTATGAAGCGGTGTAGCATCCGAACTGCCTAGGGGTTAAACGATGAGGTGCAGCCCCTAGGCACCCCCCAACCTAAAGAACCAAGGCCACGTAGGGAGTCGCACTCTGCTGGTAAGCACACTGTGGAAGCAGGGTAGAGCGCCATGCATTACAGCTGGCGTGCGGAGTATGAACTCTAAAACACGAATGGTGTCCGTCCACTGGTGTAACACATCCGGCAGCCATACCTACTAGGTAGAACTGTGGGGGGCTATCACCGCACCGACCCACCCCGTAACATGAAACCAACCGCAGCGAAGCAAGGGCGGTAGGAGAACACCAACCATGGACGAATACAAAACCCCCGCATACCAAAAAGCCAGACG